CTCGCGCTCGCGCTCGCGCAGCACGTCCTCGAGGTCGCGGCCGTTGCCGGTCTGCGCGATCACGTCCGACGTCGTGATGAAGCCGTCGCGCACCGCGCGCTCGAATGCCTCTACTTCCTTGGTCGGGTCGATCCACGTCCAGCCGCGCGGCTTGAACCGCACGGCGGCATATTTCGCCACGTCGAGCGCGTAGGACTCCATCGCGATCTGCTGGATCGCCCGCGCGAGCACGGCCTGCTGCATGAACTTGCGATGCAGCGGCTCGCGGAAATTCCGAATCCACCATTGCTGCAGCGCCCGCCAAGTGTCGCGGTCGTCGAGCAGCGCCAGCCGCGAGCTCGAGTAGTTGCTCTGCGAGTAGTCGCGCGACAGCGACTCGTAGCTGCACTCGGCACCGGCGGCGACCTCGCGCAGCATGTAGCGCATGAACGGGTCGAGCGCGGTGTTAGGCCGGTTCGGCTGGACGAAGTTGAGCTTTTCCCCCGGCATGAGCTTTTCGATGATCCCCGGCGTCAGTTCCGCCTGGAATACGCCGTCCTCCTCCTCCTCGCCGATCGTCGACCCGCCGTCAGGCGTCTCGATCGTCGCCAGGTACGACGCCGCGCCGCGGGCGGCCGTGATCTCAGCCTCGGCGTAGCCGTCCATGTCGTTGAGGCGCCGCGCGACCGCATGCAGCCACGGTTCGCCGCGGGTCTGCGGCCAGCGGCTGATGATGCGCAGATGGAAAATCTCATCGGCGGGCACGCGCTCGACCTGGTCGGCGCCGTCACTCCATCGCATCCCGATCTCGCCGGCGTGCCGGCGGTGGATCAGGTACGCCAGCGGGCGGTAGAACTCGTCGAGCTCCACCCCCATGCGATAGATGGACCCGCGCGCAATCGCCGGCATCGGATGATTCGAGAACTCGTCGGCGAGGCGCTCCGACTCGATCAGCTCAAGCCCCAGCGGGACCGCGGACTCGCCGAAGCGCCGCAGATGCACCCGGATGAACGCCTCCCCGGCCTCGAAGACTTGCGCCATCGCCGCGCGCTCTAGGTCGCAGAAATGCATCTGCCCGCCGGTGTGGCAGTTCGGAGCCCGCGACCATTCGGTCCAGGCCGCCTCGATCGCGTCGTTCACGTCGCCGCGCAACTTGTCGCGCGCCGACATCACCTGCGCCTGCAGCGCCACGCCGGACCCGATGACGTTGTTGACGACGATCTGCCGCGCCCGCTTCGCATAGGAGGCGTCGCGCACCAGCGCGCGGGATCGATCCCGCAGGTTGCGCAGGCTGCTCACGAGCTCGGCGTCCGCTGACGACGTCGAATAGCCCCAGCCGGCGGTCAGGCGTGACGGACGCGCGTTGTGGTACATGCGCTCGCCGCGCTGATTCGGCTGCTGCGCCCGCTGCTGCGGCATCGAGCCGCCGAGCGCCTTGACGATGCGTTCGCGCAGACTAGGCACGGCCGAACCTCACGAGCACATGCCGCGGATCGCCGAGCCCGGCGCCGGTGCGCTGTTTGCCGATGATCATGCGCAACTCGGCCCGCAGATTGTTCAACTTCGCCCGCGCCTCGGTTTCGTCGGCGAAGCGCATGCGCCGGCGCGAGCCGTTGACGTCGATCTCGTATTCCAGCACTGCGCCACCGCCGCCACCGGCGTCGCCGATGCCAGCCTCGAGCGCGGCAATCCACGCCTCGACGATCGGGCGCCGCGACGCCTTGTAGAACGGATCCGCGAGATCACCGACCTCCGCCGTAGCAACACTGTCGGCTGACGTGCTGCCGTCGTCGTTGGTTGCGGTAACGCGCGCCTTTAGCGTTGCCCCGATGTCGTCGACCGTGACGGTGTAGCTCGCGGCTTCCGCGTCTTCGATCTCGACGCCATCGCGCAGCCAGGCGTACGTGTACTCGTTGACGTCGCCGGTCCATGTCCCAGTCGACGACACCTCGAGCACGGCACCGACGGCAGCGGCACCGGTGATCGTGGGCGGTGCGGTGTTGACGGGCGCGGCCATTTACCAGCTCGTGACGAATCCGGCGCGGCGGGCAAACCGCTTGCGCTTCGGCTTCTCGGCGGGCTCCGCGACTGCTGGCGGCAGCGCGGCCGCATCGGTCTCCGGAGCCGTCTCGGCATCCTTGTCGACGGTGAGACGGCGCTCGAGAGCGCGCCATTTCGCCTCACTCGCGACGTCGAGGCGCAGCCATGGGTGCATGATCGATGCCGCCCCGTACACGTGCGTATCGAGCGGCTCGTTGCGCGTCTTCTTTTTCGGCTTGATCCAGCGACGCAGCCGCTTGTCATAGGTCTCGGCGGTCAGGCCGCGATAGAACTCGATCGGCAGCCCGCGCGGGAAATGCACCTTGCGCCGGTCTGACTCTGAGCGCAGCGCATTGACCAGCATCGACTTCGCCGCATCAGTGCCGACCATCCACACTTCGCCCGAGCGCTTGTACACCTTGCCGTCGGCGCGGTAGTCGACCTTCGTCGCCTTGGTGCGCAACATCTGCGGCAGCGGCACCGAGGAACCCTTGACCGCGATCACGCCCTCGTTGCGGAACTCGCGCGCATAGGCGACCACCTTCTGCGTGTGCAGGCCGCCGGAGTCGATCGCGGTGATCGAAACGCTGATCTCGCCGCCGAGCGGATGCGGATACTTGCGGCGCCGGTACTCGGTCAGTCGATCCCAAGTCGCCTCGTCGGCCGGCGATCCAGGCGGCTCGATGTAATCGATGACCCAGCGCTCGAGGTTGCGTCCCCAGCCGATCACCTGCCACGCCATCCAGTCGCCCTGCGTGTCGACGCCGAGCGTCAGCGCGAGCACGCCTTCGGGGATCTCGCCCAGCGCATGCGCCTCGGTTTCCTGCAGCGCGTCAGCCGATAGCGGCCCCTGCTCCTTCCACGGTTCGCCGAGCGAAGTGTTCGCCCATACGCGCAGCTTTTCCTTGTCGTCCTTCGCCTCGACGAATTCGGTCACCACGTCGGCGAACGAGCGCCACGGCGAATACAGCTCGTTGACGGCGAAGCCGGCCACGCCTTTGAACGGCGCGGTCGCGCGCCACTCGCCGACGGTCACCGCGTGGTTGCGCGCCGCCTCGTCCCATAGCGCCCCGCAGGACTCGCAGGCGTAGCGGGCGGTCGACGCGTCCTCGCCGCTGAACTTGACCTGCGGCCACAACAGGATCTGGCGGTGCCCGCAGTCGCCGCACGGCACGAAGAAGTAGCGCTGGTCCGACTGCAGAAATTCGGCATGGATGCCGACGTCCTCGTCGGTCGGCGTGGAAAACAGCGCGATGCGCCGGTTCCAGAAGTTGTTGGTGCGCTTGATCCCGAGTTTGACCGGGTTGCCTTCCGGCCCTGCCGACACCGGGAAGCGGTCGACGTCGTCGAACAGCGCGACCCGAATCGGTCGCATTGCCAGCGATGCCGGCGAGTTCGCCCCGGCCAGCGTCAGATGCCCGCCGGCGAAGCGCTTGTGCAGGAGCGTGTTGCCGCTGTCGCGCGAGCGCGGGTCGGCGATCTTGCCGCGCAATACCGGCGTGTCGCGGAACATCGGCGCGATGCGATCCTTCGACAACGTCTCGGCCATGTCAAGCGTCGGCTCGACAACCAGGATCGGCGACGGATCCAGATCGACGAAATACCCGATCGCGTTCTCGATGATCGTCGTCTTTCCGACCTGCGCCGATGACATCACGACAATGCGGCGGATGCTTGCGTCGGAGAACGCATCCATGATCCCGCGCTGAAACTCGGCGCGGCGCGTGCGGAAGGCGAACGGTTCGGGCGAACTCTCGCTCGACATCCGGCGCCGCTCGTCGGCCCACTCGCTTACCGTGAGCTTCGGCGGCGGCCGCAGAATCGACCGGTTCGCCGCGACCATGTCGCTGCAATCGTTCAGCCGCGCCGCGAACTCAGCTCGCACCGCTCAACTCCTGCAGCGCCTGGTGCACGTGCCGCTCGATCTCGGCCTGCACCTCCGCGACCTTGTCGTGTGGCGCAACCAGCGGCGCCACCGCCTGCGGCAAGTTCACCAGCCGGGCGCGAAACGCCGCCGTCTGCTCACCCCAGGCTTGCGTCGTCGCAGCGCGCCGGACGAGCTCGCCAGCCTTTTCGGCAGCCTCCATCTCGGCGATGTCGGCCTGCGCCTCGAGCAGGCGGTCGCGGGCGCTCGCCGTGTCGCGCTTGCGCATCCAATCGCCGAACGCTGCCGACGGATACTGGTTGCGCTCGTCCCTCGGCGGCCCGAGACCGTCGACGTCCATCTGCTGCAGGCGACGCGGGGTCAGCCCGAGCACGTCGGCGACCTGTACCTGCGTCAGATTCGCGCTCACGGTGTTGCTGCACCGCGAAATTCGGGAATCGCTGGCGCTAGGAAAATATCGCCGGGCCGCGGGACC